AGTATGATAACTATGAAGCATATCTAGAAACACAGACTGAGGGTACAGCTTTTGCTGCAAGAGTACAGGGTAGGATTAACAGGCTATCTAAGATTATTACAGATGTAGAAAAAGAAGCTGTAAATAATCAGGATGCTCAGAACATCATAGAAGCAAATAACTTTGTAAACAAAAATGTTATTCCAATAATACAGGAAAACAAGAAAAGAGGTATTATAGGACTAGAGGATTCACAAATAGGTGGTCTTATAAATGACTTTATGCAACAGCCATTCTACATACCCGGTCAAACTGAGATACCAAAACTTTTACTAAGTGGTCTAAAAGAAACACATACAGGTGGTTCAAGAGATAAAAATGTAATAACTGCTAGCAAGTATGCAGACAAACATAATACTACAGATGATCTAATAGACACAATTATTACTGATAAAGAAGAGTTACAAGGTGATAAAACTAGATTTTCTAGGCTTGATAAGCGTGTATCAGAATTAATGAAAGCTGATTTTAGAGAAAAGTTTAACGGGCCAGATAATAAAAACGTAGATCTTTTTGAGGTAGCTGAAGGTCGTGGAACTCAGACATATGAACAATACAGAGATACCATACTTGATGAACTAGAAAATAACTATGACAAGTATGTAGCAAAAGCAAAGGAAAGAAAAAAATTAACTGATGCTGGTGTAAGTGATGTAATAGCATTACGCAGAGAGCTTAAGAAAAATCCTGAGCTATTTAAAAAACCAGAAGCGTTTAAGTCTGAACCAGTAGATAAGTTGTTTGATTTTGTTGATACTGGTGGTGCTAGACATCCTGAGCTAAAACAATACTACAAAGCTTTACGTATTCGTGTGCCTGATGGTAAAGGTGGCTTTAGAATATTAAGTGGTACAGAAGCTATATATGATCGTGCTACTACTTTAGGTCTATATGATCCTAAAACTAAGTTAGCTGATCCCTATGCTAAAATACTACAGGACTTCAGAAAAGAAAATGATATGAAGACATTTCCTAGTGAGCAGAAAGCATTTCGTAATATGCGTACTGGCGAGCAACAGGACTTTGCAGAATATCTAACCATGTTACAAGAAAAACGTGGTGGTCAAAATGCTAATCAGTTTGAGTTTAATCGTAACGGTAATACTTCTGTTAGGCAGAATCTAAATAATATTGATGGCCGACAACTTGTCAATCTAGCTAAAAGAGGATCAGATAACTTTGGTATGTATAATTTATCAACTGACATGATTCTTGACTTAGATAGACTTGGTTTGATAGATTATAATAAACCATTTAATGAAGATGCACAAAGTTTTGCTGTTATAAGTTTGATGAATATGAACGCTAATCGTAAATCAAACGCAATACGTGGTGCAATTACAGAAGATACAAAAAACTTTGGTGAACTTCTTAAGCTTACTTTAGAAGAAATACAAGTACAAAATAAAACATTTCCTAATTTAGCAAATAACTACTTTGCACAGTTTCAAAACCTAGACAAAGAAGTTGCTAAGATAATTATTAGTGAGGTTGAGAAAGAACGTCTAGCTAGAAAGGGTAGAGAAGGACAAGAAAGAGCAAGAAGACAAAAGCTAAGAGATGAAGGTAAAAAGAAAGAGCTAAGATCAGGTCGAATAGAACGAGAACAGGTCTTTGGTTACGGGCCCGGTGAAATAGAACCAACAACTATAGAGGAACTAAAACAAGTTCCAGCAGTTAAAAGAGCATTGGAGGGTAGATGAGCGACTCTTATATAGATCGTGAAAGCTTAGATCTGGCTGCTGACAAAATGGAAGAGTATCTAAAAGAACTTGAAGAGAAAGATGCTCAACAGGCAGCAGTTGAACAACAAGCTGAAGAAAAAGAAGAACAAGCATTAGCACAACAAGAGGATCCTAGAAACTCTGAAACATGGGGTGCTAAAGCTTTTATAAAAGAGGGTCAGTCCATTCTATCTGGTGGTTTACAAGATACTGCATCCTCTATCGCAACCTTTCCTGAGCGTACAATTGACGCATTATCAGGTGAGATGCAAGAGCAACGAGAAGCAACTGGTACATATAAACCAGATTGGACACCGTTTGACTCATACGATAACCCTATAGAAACCAAAACATGGTGGGGTAAACAGCTAAGAGGTCTAGTACATTTTGGATCTCTTGCAGCTGGTACAGTGCTAGCAGCAAAAGGTGTAGCAGCTACTGGAATCATAAGTATACCAGCTGGACTTGTAGCACTAACAAAAGCTAACGCCGTAAGAGGCTTTGCTGTTGGAGCTGCGTCTGACCTTATATCTAAAGAGTCAGATGAACAGAACGCACTAGGAGCGTTACGTGACAGATACGGTTGGGCTGATACAATTATATCTACAAGAGATACTGACTCTCCTGTTACAATGAAAATAAAAAACATTGTAGAAGGTATGGGCATAGGTCTATTCTTTGATGGCATGGCGTATGCACTCAAAAAAGGCAGCACTCAAGTTGTAGATCAGATTGCAAAACGTAACAAAAGTATCAAAGACCAGACAGTAGAAGCTGGTGTAGCACAGCTCCGTAAAGGAGAAGCTGAGTTTAGAGCTGACAAAAATGCACCTATAGCTGAACCACACCAAGGGGCACACCCATCCGAGGTTGATCCACAAGTAGCTCGTGAACAGCTATCTAGAACTCGTAAAGAGTGGGGTCAAGAAGAAGGTTCTACTGGCTCCGTAACTAGACCACTAGAACGTGAGCGTATTGCACAAGAAGGTGCTACAGATGATGCGACAGTAGAACGCATTATGAAAACATTAATGAGTAGTGACAAGTTTGCAAAAGAACTAGAAAAAGCAAAAGGTAACAGAGCAACTCTTGCCGCTACATTTAGAGAATCTATTGAGGGTCATCAACGTATTACTCAGGGTAGAAATGCTGTTGATATGTCACCACAAGAATATCTAAAAGAGCTGTTTGAAACTAACGATGTAGTAGATGGTCAAGAAATATGGACATCCAAGAACGTAGTTATAGCTGACTTAGTTATAGGTTCTTTGATGAAACAGCTTAGAGATACAGGTATAGCTGCACGTGAAATATCTGATTTAGTCGATATTACAGATGTAGATGGGCCAGCTAAACAGATTGTAGATACTATGCTTACTGCATTGTATCAAACAAAGAAAGCTAGATTTGTCAAGTCTGACTCATTTAGAGCATTATCAGCTGGTAAGAAAACAAAGAAAACTATAGACGAAGCAGTACAAGCTGACATAGCTGATGCAAAAGAGTCTATCATGTCTATACTTAAGATCTCTAAAGATAATGCAGATGATGATATGGTCAATGCAATTATCGAAGCATTTTCTATTATGGATGATGTAAATACATTAGAAGATTTTGACCAGTGGGCAAGAACAGTTATCAAAGGTGGTAAACTAAACAAAAATGATATTGACCGTACAGGAGCCCTTATAAGAGAGCTTGAGGGTGTTATGACCAATAGTGTTCTAAGCGGCCCTAAGACTCCTATAAGAGCGATTATGGGTACATCTGCGGCTACATTCTTAAGACCGTTATCTACAGCTCTTGGTGCTGTTGTACGCTATCCGTTTGACGGTGACGCAGCTACACTACGATCGAGCCTAGCAGCGATCAATGGTATGATAGAAGCTATACCAGAATCCTTTACACTATTTAGAACTAAACTAAATTCATATTGGAAGGGTGACTTAGCTACAATTAAAACCAGATATTCTGAGTTTAGTCGTGGCGATCAGAACTGGGAGCTTATACGTAGATGGGCAGAAGATAGTGGTAGAGCTACAGCTGGAGATACAGCTGCATTTCGTCTTGCTAATATAGCACGTAATCTAAATGATAGTAACTTTCTGACATACTCTACAAAAATTATGGCAGCAACTGACGACGCTTTTGCATATATTCTTGGCCGTGCTAAGATGCGTGAGAAAGCTATGCGTAGAGTTATGGAGCTACAAGGCAATGGCATACAGACACCACAGATTACTAAAAAGTTGATGCAGGCATACGAAGATGATTTTTATTCACAAGTATTTGACTCTGCTGGTAATATATCAGACGAAGCTACTGCGTTTGCACGTAAAGAAGTTACACTTACACAAGAACTTACAGGCTTTGCAAAAGGTCTAAACGATGTATTTACAGCTACACCACTAGCTAAACCTTTCTTTTTGTTTGCTAGAACTGGTGTAAACGGTCTTGCATTGACAGGTAAGTATACACCCGGTTTTAACTTCTTAGTCAAAGAGTTTAACGACATAGCATTTGCTAATCCTAATAACTTAGAGTCTGTATCTAAGTATGGTATATTTACAGTAGAAGAGCTAGCTAACGCAAGGGCTTTACAAACAGGCCGATTAGCTATAGGCTCTGCTGTAACATTTATGGCAGCTATGGCATGGATGCGTGGTGATCTTAATGGCAACGGCCCAGTAGATAGATCAAAAAGACAGATGTGGATAGATGGTAAGTGGGAGCCAAGAACAATAAAGCTAGGTGCTGTACGTGTTGGTTATGATAACTTTGAACCATTTAACCTAATTATGTCTACAATCGCTGACGTAGGTGACGCAAGCGAACTTATGGGTGAAGAGTGGACAGAATCAGAACTACAAAAGATCTCATTGGTTATTGCACAAGCTGTTACAAGTAAGTCGTACTTAGCTGGTATACAGTCATTTGTTGACTTATTTGCTGGTCGCCCCGGTCAGTTTGACAGAATCGTAGCTGGACTAGGTAACAACATTGTACCTCTTGCTGGTTTGCGTAACGAAATGGGTAGATTATTTACACCATACATGCGTGAAATTGGATCTGGTATCGACCAGTCTATACGTAACCGTAACCTAATTACAGAACGTTTAGCTGGAAACAACCAGTTACCTATTAAGTATGATATGCTAAATGGTAAACCTTTGAAAGATTGGGACTTCTTGACTAGAGCTTACAACGCTGTTAGTCCTATTAGCCTCAGCTTAGATCAAAGTCCCGGTAGAAACTTCTTGTTTAACAGTGGTTATGATTTACGTATGTCTACATACTATGCACCTGATAGCACAAACTTAACTGACAATCCAAGGGTTAGATCTGAGTTTCAAAGGCTTATAGGTGAACAAAACTTAGAACGTGAGCTAGACAAACTAGCAGTCGATCCTAAGATTTTAGCATCTATGGAGCAGATGTATGCTGATATCAGAGCTGGTAAACGTGCTCAGTACGATGCCAGAGATTACTACCATAATATAATTATAGATAGATTATTTCAACGGGCACGTCGCAGAGCGTGGGCACAGTTAACATCTAACCAAGAAGCTGTAGAGCTAATGGAAGAAGAAAGACTTAAAAGAGTCAGAAAACTGGCAAAGAAAAGAGAAACCCGTAACATCCTCAACATACCTAAATAAATGGCAACAACATTCGTAGATTACACTGGGGATGGAAATGCGACGAAAGCGTTTTCTTTTCCCTCTATACAAGAGTCTGACGTAAAAGTAGAAGTAGATGGTGTTGTAAAAACATCAGGCAGTCACTACAATATAACAAGCTACACTACTACAGGTGGTGGTAATGTAGTCTTTACGTCAGGCAACATACCAGCTAGCCCAGCTTCTATACGTATCTTTCGTGATACAGATGTAGATAGTGCAAAGGCTACATATACGGCAGGGTCATCAGTCAAGGCAGCTGACCTTAATGCCAACCACGAGCAGTTATTGTTTGCTGCACAAGAAGAACAGAATCAAACAATACAAACAAGCGATATAAAAGACGGTGCTATAACTACAGCTAAGATACTAGACAGTAATGTAACAGAAGCAAAGCTAGCTAGTGACTCAGTAACAACAGCTAAGATAGCTGACAATGCTGTGACAATGGCAAAGTTAGCTGGAGGCACACTACCGACTGATATAACAGTTGCTAGTGCTAACATTGTAGATCTTTCAGTTGCTACAGCTGATATTGCAGCAGACGCAGTTACAGGAGCAAAAATAGCCGATGACTCTATTAATTCAGAGCACTATGTTGATGGTTCTATTGATACTGCTCATATAGCAGACAGTCAAGTTACAGGAGCCAAGATAGCTAGCACAACTATTACAGATGGTAAGTTAGCATCTAACTCTGTTACAACATCTAAGATTACAGATGCAAACGTAACAACAGTTAAGATAGCAGATGACGCAGTTACTATAGGTAAGATTGGCTGTGAGCAGACTACAATAACCGATAGTGACTTACACCTACCAACATCTGGTGCTGTCGTAGATTATGTAGCTGCACAGCTAGAGCCGTTTGGTGGCTTTGAAGCTATAGCTAACGAAGTATCATTTCCTAACACACAACCAGTATCTGGTGTTGCTATCAGTATAGCAGACGCAGCTGGTATAGTTGTAAACAGTAGTGGTGTGAGTACAACAGGCCGCACACTTAATGGTACAACTGTTACAATAAACAATATACCTTCTAACTTTCATAGTTCTACTATAGCTACAGGTATACGTTTTATAGTAACATCTACTGGCTCTAGTCAGACATATAACTATCATAAAGCTACACTTGGAGAAAGCGACCTAGTTAGTCTTAGTGGAGACATCAATGATTTCAACGAAAGATACAGAGTCGGTTCGTCGAACCCTACAAGTAATAACGACGCTGGTGATTTATTCTATAATACTGCTACAAATAAATTACTCGTCTATAATACAGCAACTTCTGCGTTTGAAGAAACACAGTCAGTAGGTAACTTTTTTATAAATACATTATCTAGTTCATCTAGCACAGGAGGAGGAAGTGCAACATTTAATGGATCAGCTTACAGATTTACTCTTAGCAACGCCGGTCAGTTTGCACAGCAACACCTTGTTAGCATCAATGGAGTCATTCAGAAACCTAACAGTGGATCCAGCCAGCCAAGCGAGGGCTTCGCAATTTCTGGTGCTGATATTATATTTTCTGCCGCCCCTACTAGCGGTGCTGATTTTTTCATCATCACGATCGGAGCGTCAGTAAGTATTGGCACACCAAGCGACGGTACAGTTACAGCTGCTAAGATTGCATCTGGTGCAGTAGAAACAGCAAAGATTGCAGACGATGCAGTTACTAATGCTAAAATAGCTGATGGTACAATAGCTGGTACTAAAATTGCAGACTCGCAAATAACAGCTGCAAAATTAACTGCTAACTCTGTAACTACAGTTAAGATAGCTGATGATGCAGTGACTGCTGCAAAGCTCGATAACACGTCTGTAACAGCTGGTAGCTATGGTTCTGCCACAGCCATCCCAGCGATTACTGTAGACGCTCAGGGACGTATTACAGCGGCATCTACAAACTCTATCAACACCTCTACTATACCAGTAGCAGATGAGTCATCAGACACAACTTGTTTTCCTGTATTTGTTACAGCAGCTACAGGCGATCAAGCACCAAAGACTGGTAGTAATCTAACCTTTAACTCTGCAACAGGAGCTCTAGGTGCAACATCTTACACAGGTGATGGTAGTAACTTAACAGGTGTAGCTTCAGCAGTAGCTGACGGATGTATTTATGAAAACTCACAGACTATATCTAATAACTACACAATAACAACAAACAAGAACGCTCTTAGTGCAGGGCCGATCACTATAGCAAACGGCGTTACATTAACAATACCTTCGGGTAGTACATACACAATAGTTTAATGGCAATACAAATAAATGGAAACGGTACTATCACAGGTATATCTGCCGGTGGTTTACCAGCTGGCACAGTAACGTCAGCAACTCTAGCAAGTGGTGTTGGAGGTAAAGTTTTACAAGTTATCAATAATGTTGCAACAGAGGTAATTAGTTTAACTAACCAACAATCTTGGACAGTTGTTCCGGGCACAGATCAAAATGGAAGTGGAAGTGCATTTGCTTTAACAGTTACACCCGCATCCGCAACCAGTAAATTTTTAATTACATTTCAACTTAAGTATGCCGGTACAAATAATGATGTCTCAGGTTTTAGATGGCAGCGAGGTTCTACAGCATTAACAAAAGCTACAAATACTGGTAATAGAGTAGCTGTGGGTGCAACCGGAAATTACGAAGGTAATAACAGTAATAATATTAGCCCAACAATAGCATACCAAATATTGTTAGATAGTCCAAACACAACCTCTCAAATAGTTTATGCTCCTTATTACTATAAATATCATAGTGATACCGCATATTTAAACAGAAGTGTGAGAGATACTGAAGGTAGTACATACGATCAAAGATGCACTTCTGAGTTAACATTAATGGAAATAGCAGCATGAGTTCAATAAAATTAAAACATTCTGGTGGTAATGCAGTATCTCTGCATCCACCAACCTCTGCACCATCATCAAGTGACGTGCAGTTTAAACTACCTACAGCAGATGGTAGTGCAGGTCAGTTTATGAAAACTGATGGATCAGGAAATTTAGCTTTTGCTGCGGTAAGTGGTGGAATAACAG